TAGATACTCCAGGTGTTGGATCAGAGCTCACAGGACCAATTGGTGATTTTACTAATTACCAATGGGCGAATTATTTTTACGAAGGAGCTAATCAGCTTTATTCATATCTTTTTGTGTTCGATGGGGCTGGTAGCTGGGATGTTACTCAATACAATTACACTGGGGTAACAATAAACAGTTATAATAATATTATGGTATCGGCATTAAGGTCGAGAGGACATTATGATCTATCTGTCTCATCAAATGTTGTGCTTCAGACAACTGGAGTTACAATGTCATCTGCAACTGATTCCATCACTGGTGGATCAACAATTGAGGCTGACCCGTTAGGTGATTTCACTCTTACGGTTAACGCAGCTACCGACATAAAAACATTTACATGTTCGTTAGATAGCACGTCAACAACATTTGTTAATAAAGTATTGGGAAGTGATGTGTATGATAAATCATATAGTGACTACCCGATTTACGCATTTGAAACCTATTCTAATTTAGTTGCGGCATTAAATGATCGTGGATTAATTAGAGGTTTAAGTGTAACCGCCCTTTCACACTCAGTCGGTGACGACTTCTTAACTCCATGGGATACTCCAGCTTCACCAATGGTGGTGTCTGAAGTAAGAGGTGGTAGAGTTCAGGACTTATTCCAAATTTTTACGATCTCAGACGGAAACTCGGCCAACGTTCAGGTTAAAATTACAATTCAGGATATCGACCTTGAGACCGCAGAATTTAATTTAATTGTCCGTGATTTCAACGACACCGATGATAATATGGTTGTTCTTGAAAAATATTCAAGATGTACAATGAACCCACAATTACCTGGGTATATTGCACTGAAAGTTGGTACATCAGATACCACATATGAATTGAAATCAAAATATATCATGTTGGCAATGGTTGCGGATCACCCAATTGACGCAATTCCTGCGGGTTTCAAAGGTTTCACCGCTGACTCCATAAGTACGGGGAAATTGGGGAACACTTTATATAAAACCGCATATTACACAGCGGGTGATGAAATAACATACACATCGGGTGTTCCTGATGATATTTCAACCGATAAAGTTAAAAGAGTTTCATTGGGACTTTCATCTCAAATGGGATTTGACTCATCCTTATTCAAATATAAAGGCGTAAATGCAAACTACGCTTCGACAGGTTTCCACTTATCAGTAAACGCAGCAACAATCACTGGCGGAACGATAACAGGATACATGTTCGACTGTACACCATACGATTTGGAAGGAACGTCTAAAGGAATGTTGGCAACAACAGCATATCGTAAATTTACCTTCGCAGTATGTGGTGGATTTGATGGCTGGGACATTTACAGGGATGTACGTACCTTAGAGGACGCATATATTTACGGAAAGACAACTTACTCCAATTGTAACACAGACAACGGTGGTGTGTTTGATCCAGATAATGGAAACTCCGACTACTATGCATATCTTGCGGGTATCGAAACCTTCGCAAATCCTGAAGCCGTTGACATTAACGTTTTCGCAACTCCGGGTATTAACTGGTACGATCATTCATCCTTAGTTGATCAAGCAATTGATATGACTGAAAATGACAGAGCGGATTCACTATATATCATCGGAGCTCCGAATTATACTACGGTTGATGAGGTAGTTGATGCCATGGATACGGTTGGTTTGGATACTAACTATTCAGCTACTTTTTTCCCATGGATTCAGATAAGAGACACCGATAATTCAACACAACTATACATTCCACCGACAGGGGAAGTTGTGAGGAACATCGCATTAACCGACAACGTATCTTATCCTTGGTTCGCAGTGGCAGGTTATTCAAGAGGACTTGTAAACGCAGTGAAAGCTTACAAAAAGTTAACACTTGACGAAAGAGATTCACTTTACAAGATGAGAATTAACCCAATCGCAACCTTTAGTGATACGGGACCAATTATTTGGGGAAACAAAACTCTTCAGGTTAAAGAATCCGCTTTGGATAGGATTAATGTTAGGAGATTATTGTTGAGAACCAGAAAACTTGTTTCAGCCGTAGCCGTAAGGTTGTTATTTGAACAAAATGACGAAGAGGTAAGAAACGAATTTACAAGATTGGTAAATCCAATTCTTGAGGCAATCAAGAAGGAAAGAGGATTATATGACTTCAGGTTAACAGTTTCAAACGATCCTGAAGACCTCGATCAAAACACTCTTAGAGGTAAGATTTATATCAAACCAACCAGATCTTTGGAATACATAGATGTTGAATTCATCATCACTCCGACAGGAGCTTCTTTCGAGAATGTATAACAGAGTTTTTGGGTAAAAATAAGAAAGGGTGGGAAATAATTCCTACCCTTTTTCATGCCATAGGACCTAACTCTAGGGCTTTTATTCTGGTATTTTTTTCTGGTGCCTTTTTTTCTTTTGGTCCTTTTTATTATAGTTGCTTTTTAATCTGGCAATATTTATTAATGGACCACACTAGAAAGAAGAGGACCGATATATTCTAGTTTGGATTGGGACCAAAATATACGAAAAATTTTTGACAAAATCAAGTGAATTTAAAAAAATCTTTGGAATTCTTAGATTTTTATTCAGTGACGACATATATAATGCATCTTGAAGTATTTATTGTAATAGTACGTAAAAAAACGGACAAAATAAAATATCAAGCATTTTTAGAAATGTAATATATTTATAGTAATAAAAGAATAACCAAAATAACTGATATAAAATGGCAGATTTATTAATGAAGATGCCGGTTCCTTACGAACCGAAAAGAAAAAACCGATTTATTCTTAGATTCCCTTCGAGTTTAGGTATAAATGAATGGTATGTGACTTCAGCAGCTCGTCCAAACGCAAAAATCAACGCAACCGAGATTCCTTTCCTAAACACCTCAACATATGTTGCTGGTAGATTCGTTTGGAATGAACTCAAAGTAACGTTTAAAGACCCAATCGGTCCCTCAGCATCACAAGCCCTTATGGAATGGTTCCGTTTACATGCGGAGTCAGTAACAGGTAGAATGGGTTACGCTGCAGGATACAAAAAGGACGTTGAGTTGGAAATGTTAGACCCAACAGGTGTTGTTGTTGAAAAATGGATACTTCAAGGTACTTTCTTAACGGATCTTAACTTCGGTGACTTAGATTATTCAAGAGACGATCTTGCAACAATCGATGCATCACTTAGAATGGACCGTTGCATACAGGTGTACTAGAAAAATACTTCTATTATCTATTGATAATGTGAAGAAATTCCCATATATTATGTATGTGGGAATTTTTTATGCCCATAAACCAAACAAATGACAGCAAACGAGGTTTAGTGTCCAAAGTTTGGTTTCAAATAATTATTAAGAAATATATGACGATGGAAGAATATAAAATTGACCCAACGATTGCGTATGACGTGGTCGAACTACCAAGTAGAGGTATTCACTACCCGGGTAACAAAAAGTCCCTCAGAGTGTCTTATTTGACCGCTGCGGACGAGAATATACTATCATCACCTAACCTCCTTACACAAAATATGGTGATTCTTGAATTATTAAAACGAAAAGTACTTGATAAGGACATTACTATCGACGAAATCGTTAAAGAAGATCGTGAAGCTATTTTGATATTTTTACGAAACACCTCTTTTGGAACGGAATATAATATGAAATTAATTGACCCTAAAACAGGGGAAGAGTTTTCAACCGTAATTGATTTAGGAGTAGTTAAAATGAAAGATTTTGATTTAGTACCTGACGAAAACGGTGAATATTCTTATTTTCTTGAAAAGTGTAAATTACCAATTACATTTAAATTTCTAACACAAAAACAAGAGGATGAACTTGTCACATTGGTCGACACATGGAAAGGTGAAGGGGTCGCTCCTGTTAAAACAAAGAAACTTGAAAATATGATCAAAACTTTAGATGGAAGAAGAGATCAGATGGAGATTTACGGATTCATCAACAATAAAATGCCATTAAAAGATTCTCAGGATTTCCAAAAATTCGTTGAGAAAAACAAACCCGGATTAGACTTAGTTCTACCAATCGAAACCCCCACAAAGGAAATTGTCCAAGCTAGAGTTGGATTTGGGGTGGAATTTTTTCGCCCTTTCTACGGAATATCGTAAGGGCCAACTAGATGAAATTTTATTTTTAGTTAGAAGAGGCTTTTCTTATTCCGATATTATTTCAATGCCCGTCTACATACGAAGATATTTTGTTGAATATATTACTGAATTGGAAAATTCAAAATAATGTATTTATAGGATATGGCATTATCACCAAACGATAAAAAATGGGCAAGAATGGCTCAGGGTTCTTTTGAAGAATTCTTGAGGGATTATGATGGACCTGATGACATCGATCCTGCACAAATGTATGCTCAATACTCAAAACTCGATCCAGACGGAAACTATGTAAGAAGGAAAGATAAAACCAGACGTGGCGGTGGAGGTGGTAGTAGTGGTACAGCTCCCACAAGTCTTGGTGGTTGGGCGATGAAGGGTATGGAAACCCAATTTAAAGATAATGCTGGTATGGCGCCAGGTGAATTCCAAGATTTGAACTCCGTTCTTGGGATATTTCTTGACAAATCCACTGGAAAACCCAAAAAGGGTCTTGATATGTTAAAAGATTTCGTGTCGGATATCGGGGAGGGAATTGTTTTAAATTTCGAACAACAGAATGATCTTCTCATGAAGATAAACGAGAAGACGGGTATGCTTGGCGTACTTTCTCGTACATTTAGAGAAGAAATCACCGAGGCATATCCAGAAGCAATCAGACTAGGTATTAGTTTCGAAGTATTAACACAGGCCGTTACCGAATTGGTTGCGAATTCTGGAAAATTCAGACTTCTTGGACGAAACACTATTGAAGAAGTGGCACAAGCAAGTATATTCGCCGAAAGTATGGGAGAATACGTAGCATTGGCACCTTTATTTGAAGAAGTTTCTCTCGGTGTTTATGACATGACACAATTAACCAATAAGGCGGGAAAAGATGCGTTAGAAGTGGGGTTAAATTCTAGAACCGTAGTTAAAGATATTGGTGGTCAATTATCATTATTAAATCAATATGGATTTAGAAGAGGTGTGGAGGGAATGTCCGAAATGGTTCAAAAGTCGATAGAATTTAGAATGAATATGGGTATGGTTACAGGGATGGCCGATAAGGTGTGGTCACCAGAAGGTGCGTTAGAAATGGTTTCTAATTTACAGGTACTTGGTGGTGCTATCGGTGATTTAAACGACCCAATCAAATTAATGTATATGGCAACCAATGACGTGGAAGGGTTACAAGACGCTCTTATTGGAGCATCAAAATCGTTGGTAACATATAATAATGAACAAGGTAGATTTGAGGTTACTGGATCGAACCTCAGAAGAGCGAAAGAAATGGCTGATCAATTCGGTATGTCAATGAGTGAATTAACCACAACAGCGGTTGCCTCAATGGAAAGAACGCAAGCGGCGTCGGATTTAATGTCTCAGGGTCTCACGATGGATGAAAAAGATAGAGAATTTTTAACCAACTTATCTCAAATGAAAGAAGGTAAAATGGTTATTGAGGTTCCACAAAGTTTACAAGAGGCGTTGGGTCAACAAACCGAAATAGCGTTGGACGCTATGACCCAAGAACAAACCGACCTATTATTATCACAAAGAGATGCGTTCAAAGACATGTCAATGAAAGAAATCGCAATGGATCAAGTGAGTATGATCGAAAATATTAACCGTGATGTTTCATTTATTACCGCAACGATGAGAGTTCAAGCTGGGAAACTTGGAAACGACATAGCTGGGGCTCTTGGATATGACCCATTAGAAACCGCAATTGATGCGAGAAATTTGGCTGACAAAATAGGGACCAAAATAGATGTGGATTTAGTATATGACGCAATAAATAAATCAAACCCAAATTTTAACTTAAAGCATCAAGTGCTGGGTAAAGTTGAGAACACTAGAGGCACATCAAAACCAGTTTCATTAACCGAAGAAAAGACTAAAGAAAGTGAAACAACATCCCAAAAACAAAGTACCGACGTTAATATTAAATTCTCTAGTGATGTTAATGATGACGCATATAGACTCGCAGTTCAGAACTCCCCAGATATGTTAGCCAAAATTAAGAATAGTTATTTCGATGCGTTTGCCATTAAATAATTAACAGAAATCATCTAACTTGTATTTATATTAAAAGATTATAATGCCAAGTTATTTAGATTTCGATACCACCAAAACATTCAGGAATTTTATACTGGGTAAGACCTTAACCGTTCCTAATGGGCCGCAATCATTTACATCGGGCACTTATACTATGCAAAAAACGAGCGACATGTCGAATGTCGATCCAGGGGATGTTGAAACTATTAGACCAGGCGAATTGGTTAAAGCACAAACCTCGAACACATTTAAACCAATTGAATATTTTGTAAAAGAAGACTTTACAACAATTCCACGTAAAGCAAACCTAGCATTATACCCATATTTTGAAACCGGGCAATATCATAGTTTCATAAGTATTATGGCGGGCCAAGATTATTCGAATGAATCAGATATGATGAAGTTCGCTGAATGGAACATAAAAGAAAATCCAAATGGTCCATTACATGCAAGAATCGCTCAAAATATTTATACCACAACTTACGGTAAAGTAAGATTACTTGACGCATTACAAGGGAACACAACCACGGCAATTAATATTGTTACAGGTAGAGAACCACTAATTGAAACGAATTCAAAAATAACAGTCGCAAGTACAATACTTGGTAAGGGTGTTGATTTTTTACAAACTGTTGCTGGCGTGGAGTTTCCGTGGTCAGAAATTCCCGGGGATTACCTTTCGAACCCAAGAAATCCGATTATTAATACTGAGGAGACAAGAACGGGAGCTGGCGGGTTTATTAGGGACGCAAGCAGCGCTCTCGCTTCATTGATTGGGATTAGTAGAAGATCAACAACAACGAAAAAACCGTCGGATCTGTTCATTGAGTATATGGGGAGAAGACAACAAAACTTCTTATATGATAATCTTTCATATTTGAAATACGGCCCCGATTATACCACAACCGCAAGATCTCAGAACACATCTAAAATCTTTACTTTTGCGGATAAGGTTGGTCAAGGTGTTAAAAGTTTATTGGGTTGGGAAGCCCCAAAGTTATTTGGTTATATTGGTGACGACCGTAGTAATAATGTCACACATGCGATGTCCGACTTTAATGAC